GGGAGTTATATGATATATCATATTGACATGGGTTTATTAAATATGGTATACTTATATTACAAGGTTGAGGAAGTAGAAATACAACGAAGTAGGGAATGTGGACAGAAATGATCTATAACAACCGATCATCAATCTTGTGTTTAACAATATAGTAGGCGTGGTTAGTAGGCTCTTAGGATCGCAACCTAAACAGAAACTTTAAGGGTTACGAAAATTATTAGTTGTACTTAATCATGATGAACTTCTAATGCGAGTTCAGAAAACGAATAGAGATAGAGTATCTTGCAGATCCCTGTGGTCAATGGCGTTGAGCCAGATGTATCACCTGATGATTCCACCATATCCTAGGAATGGTATAAGGAAATCCAGTGTTGAGCCTGATGTAGCACGACTATACCTCAAATCGTAAGGCTAAGTTTGAAAGTGAGTTCTCATTCATCTGACACCCTTGCCACGCCTGTTGAACTAAATTTTTTTAGGAGTTATATGATATATCAGTGGGGTGGGGGGTATTGTGTCAGGTATCAAAATTATGGTATCATATTTATATAGAAAGAAATAAGCAAAGGAAAAAAATGGCTAGAAAATTGAAAGTAAATCCAAGTGGCAAAAATGGAGAATGTATCACAGTTGTGAAAGGTTCTAAAGCAAAGGTTACAGGATTAACTAAAGACCAAATTAAAAGACTACAAATAATACAGACCTTGGAACGACAGAACCCAAGAAGATAAGAAAGGAAAAAAATGACTAAGAAACACTTTATAAGAATTGCAAATATTCTAAAAAATCAAAGAATGGAAATATTTAAAAAGTATTCCAAACAATACCCATATGAATTACAGATAGTAACAGATATTGAAAATCAATTAATTGATTTCATGAAAGAGCAGAATAGTAATTTCAATGAATTCACTTTCTGTACTGCTAGTAATCCAGAACCTAAAGAAATTGATAACGCTAGAAAGTTAGCAATATAAACTAAACTAGGGGATACAAGGACAGGGTTTTTCAATTTTTCCCCTGTCCCCCCGACCTATTTTGAAGATCTGGGGAGTTATATGATATATCACCCTTGTATTATTTTGAGTATATATGCTATACTATATATAGAAACAAGTTAAGAAAGGAAAAAAATGAAATTCGTTGGAAAACAAAAAGAATTTATAGAGCAACAGAAAGACACATTAGACATTGAATTTAAATGTTTAACTAATGCTCTTCAAAATGCTTTAAATAATGACAGAATAAATCCAGAGCCTTTTAATTCATTAATAAAAGATATTAAAAAAGCCCTGAATAAAATAATCATTGTTGCAAATAAATGATAGAGTGGGAGAAGAAATTCTCCCCTCTAGGAGTTATGCGACCCTTAGCCCTTTCCTCTCCTTTCCTCTATTCTCCTTTTCCTCTCCTCTCCTCTTGACAGATCCCCTCCTTATATGATATAATGATAATAGATGGAGTTATATGATATATCGCTATATTGACCTATTGACACAGGTACTCTAAATGTACTATAATGAGAATAGTTAATAAATAAACCAATGCAGAAAGGCATTAAAATGACACAAGAGAAAATAGACGCTAATGTAAAATTAGCAGAAAATAAAGACTTTAAACAATGGATTGATAACAATGTTTTACATCTTGTTAATCAAGTAATGGATATTTGGTATCAAGATGACACAGAAGAACCCCATGCAAAAGTTTGGATTGCTACCAAGAACGCAATAACAAGCGAAGATATAGAAGACTTTAGACAAGGTTACGATCCCGAAGACCTACCAGACATGGAAGAGCCAGAGTTTGAAGACGCAATTATAGAGTGGAAACAAGGCGATGTTATGCAACATTTTGCCATTACTCCACATCTTGCACAATGGCTTTCAACAGTTGGCGAAATTGTCGTAGATGATGTTTACGACTTTGACCACATCTGGCTAAAAAGATCTTTTGGAATGGGTATGGAATATGAATGGGGATTACAACAAGCATACAAGAATTACCAAAATTACATATCAGGAGAAAATAATATCTTTGATGACACCAAAGGGGATTGCTTTTAAGCAGTCCTCTAGGGGTGGGAGTTATGCGGCTTTCTCCCCTTCCTTCCTTTCCCTTTCCTCGCCTTTCCTCTCCCTTCCTTCCTGTATCCTAACCCCTTCTTCCTCTCCTTCCCTTCCATATATACCCCTCCTTACTTCCCTAAAATGCAATATATTTATAAGGAGTTATATGATATATCGTATATGGGGGTACTTGACAGGGGGTGGTGGTTTGTGATATAATAAAGGGTTAGGGAAAAAACCATAAAACCTAACCCTCTATTCAGGATTAATTATATACGCTTATATGAAAAGCCATATTTTAGTTCTTTATTTAAAGCCTTTTTATGCTCTGCTCTGCATTTAGAACATAACATTATTTCAGGTAATGTACATTCAGTACAACCTTTATTTATTTCTTCTAGTGTTCTCACTTTTGATCCTTTGCTTATCGTTATAATTATATTATATCATATTCAAAGTACCCTTGTCAATACCCTAGTTTTGATTTAATTTCATTGTAAGAATTCATGTGTTCTTCTTGCTGAATAACACCATATTCTTGCATTGTCATCTTGTGATCTTCCTCAAATTCCTGTGGGGAAAGAAAGTAATGATCCAATCCTGATACTCTCCAATCCACTATATTATTATGTGGTAAGCAGAGATAGAAACCTTTAGGACAGTAATAATCATCTCTAACTAGATAACAATAATCACTTCTCCCACTACATTCCTCTTGCTTTTTAGCAGTATCATATTTCCACGATATTTCTAGTGGTTTTATATTATAAAAGCATACAATCCTACTAGGAATTGCCCTACCTCTAAATATAGTACCATTAGTCAAATCGCTTACTTTTATGTACTTATTGTCTGATTTCTGTACAGTATTCATAGAATTTACCTCAAATCCTAGATTATAGTGCCAATCATCAGCTTTTCTGATCTTTAGCTTATTTGCCATTATCATACTCCATTTAATAGTTTATTTATTGTTTATTTCTTGTAAAGTGTTCTGTGAGATGAGTGTGAATTGGCTCTTTAACATACCATTAGACTTCATACATCTCTTTATATTTACCTTACATAATGATTATATCATTTTGATAATAGGTAAGTCAATACCTTATCTATATAAAGCTACTTTACTGCTATTATACTCATAATCAGATAAATCCCCTAATTCATCAGATAAAGTTTCAAAAGGATTAGTGATTTCTGTCCTACCTAAAAACTTTAATAATTCATTAAAACCTTTTATTAACAAACTTAATGGACTATATTCAACAACCCATTGAGATGCTTGTATTAAAGCGTTTTTCCACCACGTCCAATCTGATAATCTTTCTTTTAAAGCTTCAAAATTGTCAACTATATAAACTAAACCAGCTCCAAGAGCAATAATCCCCATTAAAATTAAACCACCAGGAGAAAAAAGGGCTGCAAATGCAATGGTTAATTGTCCAGCAATTAATAATAATGGACCTAATGACGCTGCTAAAATTCCAACTGTAATAATAACATCTTTAGTATCACTATCTAAACTTGTAAATGATTCAACTAAATTTTTTAATTTATTGCCCAGCTTTATAATCATTGGCAAAAGTTTTTCACCAATATCTTCCATTAAATCACCAAATTGATTTTTTAATTGAACTAATGATCCAGCACCAACTTTTGCAATTGCCTCAGCTTGACCTCCAAAAGCTCTGTTTAAGGCTTGTGTTGCTGTATTTAATCTTTCTTGACTACCAACAGCACCAGTAATTGTTATTCCATATCTACTTAATGCGTTTGTGCTACTACCTACAGATTTTGCAACTAAATCAGCAGCACCAACTAAATCCATTCCTTTGGCTGTAGCCATATCTTGAACTAAAGGAATCAACTCTTTTATAGCTTGTTCTTCTAATCCCATTGTGGCTAACATAGCTTGGGCAGCTATTGTTTCCTCATCACCAAATAAAGTTTTTGTTTGTAATTCTTTAGCTTGTGCAATTAATCTTTGCTGTATATCTTCACGACCTTTTAAAGCTGTAAGTAATTTTATTTCAGCTTTTGCTTGTGTATCAAATGCCTTAACAGATGCAGCTGCAAATGCAGCTAACGGTAAAGTTAAATTTCTGGTTAAATTTTGCCCAGTATTTTTCATAGATGTACCAAATTTTTTGATACTTCTTTGAGCCTTTTTCATTGCTTTGTCAAAGCCTCTTAAATCAGCTCCAAATGCAATAGTTAATAAACCAACACTCTTATTTGCCATGCTCACTCATTTTTTTAATATATTCAGCTTTTGCTTTCAATTTCTCGTAATCTATTTTCTTATCCTTTTTATCCCACTCAAACTCAATCAAATCAGTTGGTTTTATTTTTTTACCTTTTGCCATTTGAATGTTAAGTAATAAAGTAGTTTGCCATCTTGTTCTTTCCCACTTACTTCTTTCCCTTATATTCTCAAGCTCATAAAAGCCATCCAACTTATTCCAAAAATGTTTAGGCAAGTAATCATAAAACTCATTTACACCCATGCCTAACTGTCCAAAAGCAATCCTCTCTAATCTCTGCCAAGTAAGAGCCTCTATTTCTTCTTGGCTTTCAGCTTTTTTCCAGTATTACCCCCCATTTGTTCAGCTAATATTTCCATAGCTTTTCCAATACTATCAAAATCACCATCAATTAAATCAGCCAAATCATCAACACTTAAATCACAATCTTGCTTTGCAGCTCTATGTCCATCCTCAATGCCACAATATATTAAAATTAATGCATCATCTAAAGTCATGTCTACACCAAGTTTATCTAAATCTTGCAATGATGTATTTGTTTTAGATGAATATTTTCTCAATGCATTAAAACCAAACTTAATTGGTAGTTTTTCTTTATTTATTTCTATAAAAGTATAATTCATTTTTTTGTTTAGTTTAGAAAGGATTGGAGCAATGGTACTAAACAAAAGTACCAAAGCTCCTCACCTAAGTTATTATATTACTTGAGTTAATACACCAGTCCCCTCAATTGAAATAGAATATGTAGCAGTATCTTCTGTTCCACCAGTTATACTTACAGATGTAATAAAACCACTTCCAGTGTAACTTATGTCAGTTGCTGCACCAGTATTTCCAAAAATAAATTCAATCGGTTGTCTTAAGGTTAAAATATCATCTTCTAACACTTTATCAACACCATTAGTTAAAGCTCCACTTGATCCAGTCCATGCGTAAGCACCATCAATATCAATTGAAAAATCTCTTAATCCTTCTAAGATTTCTTTAAATCCCCCAGATTCTTTGTTTGTAATTTCACGAGGTGAATGATTAACATTCAACGTACAGTTTTGAGCAAAGGCAACAAGATTAGTTGTTCCAGAGCTAAAAACTTTTATATCAGTTCCATTTAAAATAGCCATTTTTTTTCTTTTTTATATTAATTAATTATTTTCTTCGGCAACTTTTTGTTTTGCCTTTTTTTCTTTTTTTTCTTTTAAGTAACCATTATCTTTTAAAAAAGCAATAGTTTCTTTATTCTTTATTTCCATTTCAGTTCCAGCCATTATTACTTGACCAGCATACCTCCAATTTTTACTTAATTTTATTTTCATATTATTTTCTTTTAACTTGTCGGATTAATTTGTCTAATTTCAAAATCTAAAGCCTTTCTATAAATTCCAGCATCACCACTTGTATCATCAAAAATATCATTATAGCTTTGAAATTGACTTGATTGTATTTGTTCCCCTCCATATGTTCCCTCATTAATTCTATCCATTGCAACCCTAATCTTCTTGGCTAAATCAGAGGCTTGTGAATAAGTTTCACTATAACAAGAAATCATCACATCATTTGTATCTAATGTTGATGCTCCATCTTTTGTATCATTT